ATTATGTCCACATGATGCCAGAATTTATCGTAATCAATGATCTTATCCCACTCATTACGTCTTTTATTCAATGTTCCATAAGGAAAATCTGTCAGTAGTAAATCTACACTCTGTGGTTCAATGTTTGGAAATACATCAAACATATCATTGTGATACAGATTCATTTAATTAACCATTGTATGAACTCATTATACACCATTTCATCAAGATTGAAAAGACCTCTAAATTCTTTCTTGTATATGGGTCTTGATGATGATCTCTTGCGGGTTGGATTTACAAAAAATATCTTAACTTCCTTTCCTGTAATCTTCTTGAAAAATGCGGGATAGTATGAAAATGCTGCATCCCCACAAGCATTTTGACCCGCAAAAATTGCGTACTCTGCATCGTCAGGTACGTCTGGGGATTGATCTAGTTCGATGAAATCAAGTATTGCACGTTTTAGGTAACAGGCATCCAAGTAAGTCTTTGACTCAATTAACTTGGTCATCTTTTTATTCTTATAAACGTGCCAATCAACTTGTAAGTTCTTTAAACAATATCCATTTACTTCTTCTGTCTTTACATAATCATTCTTCTTTGCATCTAGTCCTAACCAATCACAAATTCTCTTGATTAGATTTTCATACAGTAGTCCAGATGCGTTTCTTGCATCCCCACCACCACCACTTTGATGAATAGATGGAAGTTCATCAAGTTCTTTGTAGTATGACTCAATAATAAATGGTTGATTCATTAAAATACTGTGATTATACCTAGTATAATCAATATACTACTATTGTGCAAAGAAGATGTGTCAGTTATTTAATCGTCATAAACCAGACACTCTGGTTCATCTGGGTGCATTTCACAAAACAATTCTAATGCGTTTGGGTCATGATGATCTCCCGCTTCGATCTCATCATGATGATGGTCTGCATAAACTTCAAGTTCATGTAGTTCTTCTTTGTAGTGTCTCCTCGCTGCTGAAGAGATTGTTGGGTCTTCGATAAGGTGCTTGTCCTTTTCGATATGGTCTTCTATTGTTTTCATAATGTTCTCTCTTGTACACTATTATTTATTATTTTAACTAATTTTTCACATTTTGCCACTATTATGTCTATTCCGTAATATCCCAATGCCATTTGATAGATTTGATATAATCGAATGTATCGTGCATATATGTCCTATCATCATTGTCATATTTCCACTCACATAGGTAGTTCCTCATTTCCTGTAAGTTCTGGAAATCTCCCTTGTGATTATAGTTCTCATCATATAAATGGTATTTCATTATTCTGTACTCTTGACTTCACTAAAATTATTGGTTAGCATAGTCACTAGAGTTCTACCCTCTGCTGCACATATCTCGTGGTATTTTGTATTCTCCTTGACAGCATCTATAACTGCGGTGTATATTTCTAGAGGTCGGCAATCAGAATTAAGACACTCTTGCACCCACTCCTTCAATATTTTTAGTGATCTTTCGTCTTTAGTGTGTCTCATTATCAAGATTAATCGCTTTTTCTATTATACCTTGAACCTCCTTTGAAGTCAATGAGTTCATCCATTTCCAGTTCGGGTCGGTCTTATCCCACTCTACTGTATATGTTCCATCTTTATTCTGATTTACTTTAAGTGAGTCCATCATGCAACCTTAAAATAATTACTATCTATCCAATTCATACTACCACATAACTTGATCTTTTGTCCACTCTTGATATTATCTACGACATAAAATTGACCTACAATTAACATACATTTCTCGTACCCGCCTTTGTATATTACTCGGTCACCTGGATGAATTTGCATAAAAAAATACCCCTGTTAGACAAGGGTATTTAGTACTTTTAATCTTCTTTAAGGTGGGTGTAAGTAGTGAACTATCATGTCATTAAGACCTCCTTACATATACGTTTACAAGTTGGTTGGTCATCACTACATTCGATTAAACACTCGTAGTATTCTGCGATTAAATCATTGTCTGAATCTATTGATCCTGATAATTGATTATAGGAAATTAAGTTGTGCATTTCTCATCTTTAAATACAATTTGCTTTTCATAATATAAAACTTTAGTGCATCGGTAACTCCTTAATGTTCATTTTTATTTAGTCAAAGTATGTCTGTATTTACTGATACAATGTAACAAAAATTTATGCCTACGAGTTTATACCTACCTCCATTTAGTGAGTGGTTTTGCACCAATTAACTTTGCGGTTTCGATGTCATCACTCTCATCAGGATTAGTATGGTGTGTGACTTCCTTCAAAGTTTTAAGGTATTCTAAAACGTGTTCTCTTATCTCCATCAAGTCCTCGTAGCATCCTTGATTATATGCACAACCACGCAAATCAGAGTCAGGTTTCAATACAGATTCAGTAAACAAATCCAACGCTCTCTGATATTTCTCTTCGGGTGTTTCATTCTTTCCTATTGAGTTTTGATCGTGCATTTTTCTTCTCCTTTTTAATTCCCTTTTGTATGTATATCATAGCACATTCAAAATTCTTTGAGAAGTGTTCTACGATACCATTATGTACGATAGCAAACTTCCTACCATTAGAGGGAACTGCTGCCCACATACCATCTTTAGACACCCAACCAGTTGGTTGATCTGGTTTAGGGTCTAGTAGTGTGGGAAATGTGGTAGGATAGAATGATTGATAATTGTTAGAATTTCGCATTTACGCTTACAATTCTCGCATTAGGATTTCTAGCAAGAGCAACTCTTCTTGCTTCCTCGTAATCGACAGCATATACTTGCTCGGTAAATACCTTACCTGCAACATACAACTGGACTTCGCATTTCATAGTAATACTTTAACTATTTGTATTATATAATATCTAATATGTTGATGCAAGGTTCTTGTGACACTTCATTAACTGGATGATAACTCTTGACTCTCTCCTCAATTAAGTTACCATAGTCTTCATGAAGTTCACACCCAATATAATATCTGCCTAGTGACTTTGCTACTGCTGCTGTAGTTCCTGATCCCATGAATGGATCCAAAACTATATCTCCAACCTCACTCCCTGCCTTGATACAAGGTTCGATTAGGTCTGGTGGATAAGTAGCGAAGTGTGCTTCCCTGTATGGTTTGTTTGTTACTGACCAGACAGATCGTTTATTCTTTGTTGGATATGATTTTGTAAGTCCGCTATGTGGTTGTAATCCTGTTCCTTCGTTGTGGTATTTTCCGTTGGTTCTGTCTCTTGTTCCCCAATCTTTTGCGGGTTCTTTGATCGCTTCGTTGTCATAAAAATACTTTTTATTTTTACTGAACAAAAATATATATTCATGTGACTTCGTACACCTGTCCTTCACACTCTCTGGCATCGGATTTGGTTTGTGCCATATTATATCCTGACGTAGATACCATCCGTCTGCTCTCATTGCAAACGCAAAAAGCCAAGGTATTCCGATTAAATCTTTCTCCTTTAATCCTTCTAGTTTATTTGCTCTTTTTGCACACTTATCTGGTAGGTCTTGTTTTGTTTTAGATACTGTTTGTTTAGGATATGATTGACCTTTACTAGGTCTATAGTTATAGTAACTATCGCCAAGATTGACCCATAAAGTTCCATCATCAGTTAGTATATCTCTAACTTCTCTGAACACTTCTACGAGGTTATTAATAAACTCTTCTGGTGTATCTTCCTGTCCTATTTGTTTATCTTCTCCTCCATAGTCTCTCAACCCATAGTAAGGTGGGGATGTAACACACATCCTCGCACTCTTTGGTAGAAATGCCGATAGAGTTTTCTTACAATCTCCAAATAGAATTAAATCTTTCATTATCCAAATAAATGCACGTTATAATGTTTACGAATTGGTGGGTATTTTGGTTTAGGTTTGACCTTTACCGCTTTGTATATTTTCAATAGTGTTTCTGTTTTCATTTTGTGATAACTGAAGTTGCTGCTTCGCCTTTGTTGAATATTGTATCAACAACTGCTTCGACCTTTCTGGCGGTTGAGATACCAACTTTGGAATATACTGGAATACATACCAGACCAAATACCTTGTCCTTCGCTCCCTTGCGAATCACACGACCAATGGTTTGTGATATTCCGACATAATCCATAGACCTCATAAACAATACTGCTTCAAGACCTTTGACGTTGATACCTTCAGATAGAATACTGTGATGTAATACAACAAACCTTTTGTCTGGGTCTTGACCCCATGCGTTGAGTACATTGAAGAACTCTTCTCTGTCAACCTTTTCGCCATCAATTATAGCACCTGTCTTGGAAGTAATCAACATATATGAATAACCTCTCCATGCTAACTCGTCAACAAACTTTGTATGTCCAATTAGATTGACGATCTGACTTGTGGACTTGGCACATATTAGAACCTTGCTCTTCTTGAGATTGTCTATTGCATCAATCATTTGCTCACAATCTCTGTCAGCAACTAACTCATCTTTCTCCAAGATTCTTGTCCGATAGACTTCAACCTTTGGTGGTAGTATGTAACCTTGATTGACAAGTTGTGGTGCGGGTACTTGACATATCACATTACCATAGGTCTGTGACCAGTTCATACCTGCTTTCTCTGGTGTTCTGCTGTGCTTTGGTGTTGCTGTGAAGTAGTAGCACCTGTTTGCATGATGTGAGAAATGCTCTGTCGGTGGGTAAAAGTTCTTCTGTACTGAATTATGTGCTTCATCATAGTAGATAGTATCAACCTCAATATCAAGTGATGC